GTAGGGAGCGTGCTGAGTCAGCTGTTGGGGAGCGGGATTGCGGAGAAAGAATATTTGAAGCGGAAGAGAAAGAAGATAACATACGTTGGGTTCTTCAGGGAGCAGAAATCCAGAGAGACAAAGACAAGTATGACTCAGGCTACAGGCAGGTAGTAGAATGACTTCATAAGAAACCTCAGGGTTGACAACTTAATCCTAATATGGTATAATTATAATGAATCCTAATAGCATGAAGGGATTGTGCCTTGTCAGATATTCACGAGAAAGATAAACACCTCTTTACCATCCACGACCTACTAGCATGGACGCCGCCGAAGAATTACCGTATTATCTCTGGAGGTGTTCTAAATGTTAAGAATCGTATGCTAATCTTTGGAGATGAAGGTAGCTGGAAGTCAATGCTCGCTATGCACACAGCGCACTGTATATCTAGGGGTAGCAAATGGCTGGGCTTCTTCACTAACCCTTGTAATGTACTTCGTCTTCAAGTTGAGCTCCCTATGTATATGGATAGAGAGAGGATAAATAAGTACTGCATTGGAAGTAAGCAGATATACCTTGCTCGGGATAGCCATAAGGATGTAACATCTGCCGAACTCGACCAGTTAGATAATAGAGCTACCAACTATGCCTATCCTCTAGTAATCAACCGTACAGAACAGTTTATCCATATAGATGAGTCATCAGGCTGGGAGTCGCTAAGAAAAAACATAGAACTCTGTGCCACCGTACTTCCTCCACTACCACTAGTAGTCATCCTTGACCCTCTATTCAAGATGTTCAACCGTAATCTGTCAGATGAACAGGACGTTAAGCCTATGCTAGATAAGATGGACATGGTAATGGAGGATATGTCTAACTACATCCCTGGAGTATCCTTTATCATAATACATCATACTAGAAAGGCAAAGACAGATGAATCTGGTCGTCCTGTATCTATGGGCAGTCAGGACGCTACTGGTTCTAGAGCATTACTACGCTGGGTGGATACTATCCTCCGTACTGACCCCAACCCTAATGACGCTACCCAGACTAAGATTAAGGCTTACTTCACCAAGCATCGTAATGCAGAGGATGTACTTCCATCTCTCCAACTCAGATGGAATAGGGATACTTTACATCCTCAGATACTAAGCCGCATAATGCCTAAGTATGAGGAAGAAGATGAACTGGAGCTCCGAGGTGACCTGGATATGACACAGTTAGAATAGTCATGTGAAATAAAATAACGATATAGATATGATTACATCATATTATATATTATTTACAGGAGCATAGCATGGAAGAAGTAGAAGAACTAACTAAACCACCTGATTACTATAACAGGGATAGGAGAAGTAAGGTAGTAAGCATTAGCCGAGACCATCCATACTATCGTACTAGTAACAAAGGTAATATATCTCTACCTAGACTCATTATGGCAGAGCATCTTGGCAGAAATCTGACTAGAGATAATATAGTCTATCATAAGGATGATGATAACAACAATAATAGTATTGATAATCTGATAGTTCTAACTCGCAGAGAATTCAGCGCACTAAGGGATATGAAGAGACTGGAACACTTAGTGGAGCGGAGTACTAGTAAGATATCTGTCTATAGACAAATCCTTGAGGAAGCTGGTATAGATATAGCTACTCTAAGTAGAGATGATTCAGGTAGTAGATATAGGGAAGTAGATAGAGACAGAGAACTATATGAATCTAGCAGAAAAGGTAGAGGTAGTGTTGATGAATAATATTGTATATGTATATATACACTATATCGTTATTTGTTTTACCATTTACTAATCAGGCTACTGGGTATTGACATCAGTTGACTTATGTGGTATAATTATAGAGTACAATGAATAGGAAACCGTATTGGAGGTGTAAGAAATTGAAATAGTTGTAATCATTGTTATCTTTATCTTATTCACGTCTACACCACTTATTATTCTAAAAGTAATCAGTCACAGGAGGAAAAAGAATTATGTTAGAAGACACAATGCCAAGTACTAGAGGACTAGTCGAAGGTGACTTAGGTCCTCTACGGAGGTTCACTGGAATCCTTGACAGTGCACCTACGGAAGTCAAGACATATGGAGAAGGAGACAGCGCCAGAGCTTCCACTCAGGTAAAACTCAACATCAAAGATATTGATGTGAAGGAAGCAGTTGAGCCTTACCACTTCCCGATATATACTATCACTCTGTCCCAGTCTAACAGGAAGAAGTCCAGATGGGGAGTGTTATCAGAGGGTACTCCTACTGACCGCAATATAGGCTTCAATAATGTAGCCGACCAGCAGTACACTCCTGAGCAGCTAGACCCAGGTAATGCTAACTATATGAAGCCCTCTGACAGAATGGACCTGATAAGAGACTGCATGGGCAAGAGACTCGGGTTTGTTATGACTGATGGGTTAGATGGCAGACCGGCTTCTATGGACTTGTATGATGGTAGAGCTGATGAGGACAGACCTACACCAGCCTGGACAGTATATGAGATTGAAGGTGTGGGAGTAGCCGGTGGTGGTAGTGGTGTGAGTGCTATGGACTTAGCTATGGGTCTGCTGGATGGTAAGACACTAGCGGACTTCAATAAGGCAGCGTTAGATAACCCTATTATTAGAGCTGATACTGCCCTGCTACAGTCAATCGGTATGCCTCCAACTGCAGCTAACAGTTTTGCCAATGTACTGAAGCAGAGTGGAAAGTTCTACCAGGATGATGCAGGAGTGTTCCATGCAGGAACAGTACCAGTAGTACCAACTCCTGTACCTGCAGCTTAAATAACCAGATAGGAGAGTCTGCTGACTGCCATAGCTATGGGTGAGAGCGTAGCTACCAGTTGGCAGACTCTCTCTGGAGAGAATTCGGAGGTTCACTATGCATCGAGTTGATAACCCTGAACTTAAGCGGAAGATTCTAGACCATCTGGCTGACCTGTATAAGATTAGAGAAGTCAGAGAGCCCAACCATCTTAGTAGCTATATCACTTGTAGAACTAAGTCATTCTTTGATGCTAAGGGTACAACTGAGCCTACTGAAGAAGAGGTAATGCTGTTTGCTTTAGGCTATGGGCTACAAGATGTACTAACCCCCAAGAGCATTGAGCCTGTAGTATACAGGAAGGAAGGTGTCATCTATCGTCCTGACCTTCCAATGATATGGACTGGTAATCTTGGTGAGATTAAAACCACTAGGAAGTCAGCCAAGTATCACTACATGGAAGATAGCCTACCGCTTACTTGGCTAGACTATATGATGGCTGGATGCTACATGAAAGGAGATACTGAGTATGACCTTATCATCTTATACATGATGGGGGACTACTCCCCACCTTTTCCGCAGATATATGCTGAGACCATACAGTTTACTGCTACTGAGATAGCTGAGAACTGGCAGAAGATACTAAATCAGAAGGCAGTACTGGATGACGCTGTTGAGTCAGGCAATCCACCAGAATCCTATAAGAATTGCTATGACTTTGAGTGTAAATATTGCAGGTATAAACTCATTTGTGAGACGATAGCTAGAGCAGATGGAATTGCTATGTCAGAGAAACAAAGGAAGGAGGATGAGTCACTATGGGGCTAGACAATTATCTAGGAATAAGTGCTATGTGTGGCGATGAAGGTACAGGTAAAACTACGATGGCTCTTACATTCCCTAAGCCTATCCGCCACTTCGATGTAGATGTTGGAGGATTTAGGAGAGCAATTTGGAGACTGACTGCTGAGGGAGTAGAATCCAAAAGCTATCCTAGACCGATACAGGTAGATAAGCTAATGGGTACTCAGGGCACACCTTCTACTAGGCTAGTTATTCCCAAGAAGGTAGAAGGTATGAAAGAGCTATGGCAAGATATAGTAACTGATTTCGTAGCAGCCTGTCAGGATGCAGCTGTTAGTACTATTGTAATTGACTCAGCTACACTACTATGGAATATCTGCCACCAATCGCATCTTCAGGAGTTGCAGGAGAGACAGCTCATCAGATGGAAGAATGACTCTCAGACCAAGAATAGAGAATTCGATGAGAATGACTACCGTGAGCGGTTACAGCCTATGGAGTATGGGCCTGCTAATGACAGGATGAGGACGATACTCCATACTGCCAGAGCATTTCAGAAGAATCTAGTATTAACGCATTACCCTACAGATGAGTATGGCCCTATGCCAGACGGCAAAGGGAATATGGTAGAAGGTAAGACTGGCAAGAAGATACTGGATGGCTTCAAGGAGACATTGAAGTTAGTAGATTTAGTAGTGTGGACTAGTATTAAAGAGACTACTGTTGCTGGTAAGACTACTAAAGAGCCTATATGCAAGATTACTAGTGCGGACTGGAAGGAGCAGGACTGACTGCTGTAGGTATGGAGACACCTGCTACTTATGAAGGTATTATCAACCTGGTCAGACTGTTGAAAGGAGTAGAGTCTACCCCGAGGAAGTCTGGGGAGACAGACAACCCAGTCAATCCTGTAAGTCGTGGCGAGAGAGAGGTATAGATGATGCCTAGG